ATGAAGGTTCTTATGAAAAATCAACAAATAAAAATGTGTATAAAGAATTAACAAAAAAAATGATAGAACTAGTTAACTCTAATATATAACAATATCGATTATTCATATATTTATATAGAAAAAATAATTATGAGCTCAGTAAAAAATATTTTAGATAACTACCTTGGTAAAAGCACAAGAATTTCCGAAAAGGATTTAGGTGATGGTTCGAAACAAGTCTGCGATTTAGACAGCGGTGAATGTTACACAGTAAGAATGAAAGATGGTCTTATTGAAAGAGTAGACAACACTATGAATCAATCTAAAAAAATTCAAGTAGAAACCGCATCAGGAATAAAACAATTATTGAATGGATAACAAAATGAGAGTAGACGAAAAAATTTTAGAAGAATTAAAAAGATATAATCAAATTAATCGATATATCACAGAACAGGATGCTTTGGACGTACCACCCCCACCTGATGCACCTCCAGCAGACCCATTAGCTTCAGCAGACCCAGCGGCAGGAGCGGTCCCTCCACCACCCGGCGGAGCACCACCCCCACCTCCAGGCGGAGCGGCACCAGGTGCTGAACCAACACCTATTGACCCTGCAACCGACCCTGATGTTGAAAAGTTAGGACCTGACGGAGAACCTGAAGGTGAAAAAGGCGAAGATAGTGGAACCGAAGAATTGGACATAACTGATTTGGTAACTTCACAAAAAAACATTGAAACTAAACAAGAAGAATATTTCAACAACCTCTTCAGTCAGTTAGAAACTCTACAAGGTAAGTTGGGTGAAATGGACAAATTGGTTTCCAAAATTGATGCATTAGAAGCCAAGGTTGAAAAATACAGACCAAAAACGGCTCAAGAAAAACTTGAACTAAGAAGTTTGGATTCGGGACCTTACAATCAAAAACTTTCAGATTTCTTCGTAGATAAAGAAGAAGAAATGGAAAAATCGGGAAAAAATGAATATGTTTTAACAACTGATGAGGTAAAAGATTTTTCACCATCAGAAGTTAGAGATAGTTTTAGAGATTTTCCTGGTAATGAAAAACCTGTCGAAGTTAAGTAATCAAACAAACACATAATTAGAAGGGTGCCCCAAAAGCACCCTTTTTTATTTGACAACCTCCTTAAAACACTTATATTTCTTAAACAATTTAACAACTTAATATTTTAATTTATGGCGACAAATGCAATGGATGCTGTTTTGGCTCAGTATGAAAAACAACAAAAGTCAAGTACGTCTTCTGGCTCAAAGATGAGTCAAGACGAGAGAATGAAAAAATACTTTGCAGCCGTTCTCGGCGACAAAGAAAGTCAAGGAACAAAACGTCTTCGTATCCTCCCAACAAGTGATGGAAGTTCACCCTTCAAAGAAGTATGGTATCACGAAGTTCAAGTAGACGGAAAATGGGTAAAACTTTATGACCCAGGTAAAAACGACAATGAGCGTTCACCACTTAATGAATTATTTGAAGAATTAATGGCAACAGGTAAAGAATCCGACAAGAAATTGGCAGGAAATTACCGCTCACGTTTGTTCTATATAGTAAAAGTAGTTGACCGTGACGCAGAACAAGATGGTCCAAAGTTTTGGAGATTCAAACACAATTACAAAAAAGAAGGTATCTTGGACAAAATTATTCCAATTTGGAGAGCAAAAGGTGATATCACTGACGCAGAAAAAGGTCGTGACCTTTTATTGGAACTTACCAAAACAAAAGCAAACAACGGTAAACCTTATACCGTAATTCAGGCGGTTATGTATGATGACCCCCAACCATTACACGAAAATGAAGATACTCAAAAGGCTTGGTTAAGTGACGAACTTACTTGGGCTGACGTATATTCAAAAAAACCTGTTGAGTATTTAGAAGCAATCGCTCGAGGAGAAACTCCACATTGGGACTCTGACGCAGGAAAATACGTTTACGGTGACTCATCCGTAGGAACAACATCAGTAGGTGGTTCTACCCCTTCAGTTGAAGACCCACAACTAATGGATGCTCCTGACGAGGACCTACCTTTCTAATCAAACAAAATCATAGGATGGACATTTACTTGGACAAAGTGTCCATCCTTTATTATATTTAATCAATTCAACTTAATAGCATGGACAAAATCAGATTCAAAATGTACGAGGCCCTCAAAAAGAAATATGAGGGTGAAATGTTGGATGCCGAAGCATCATTACTTGTTTATTTCACAAATCCTGTTGGTATTGGAGAACACCCACAACATATCGAGGAAATGGATAAGTTAATCGAGAAACGAGCAAACGCACAAGACAAACTCGAAAACTTAGAACAATTCTACAAATACGAAATTTAATATGGCTTTAAAGAAACAAGATTTTAAATCAATCAAGAATAAGTTCTCAACATCGGCAAAATACAAACCACAGAGGTATTTTGATTTGGGTCCTGAGTTCTTGGATGCGGTGGGTCTGCCAGGTCCTGCAATTGGACATATTAATATGTTCTTGGGACACTCAGACACAGGTAAGACAACCGCACTTGTGAAGACGGCTGTTGATGCTCAGAAAAAACAAACTTTACCTGTATTCATTATCACTGAACAAAAATGGTCATTTGACCACGCAAAGATGATGGGATTTGAATGTGATGAGGTTGTTGATGAGTCAACAGGAGAAATGGATTGGGATGGGTTCTTTTTATTTAACAACTCATTTCAATATATCGAACAAATTACCGATTATATTAATGAACTATTAGATGCTCAAGAAAAGGGTGATTTAGATTATTCATTATGTTTTCTGTGGGACTCGGTAGGTTCTGTTCCTTGTAAGATGACTTACGAAGGTAAGGGTGGAAAACAACATAACGCTGCCGTATTAGCCGATAAAATTGGTATGGGTATCAACCAAAGAATTTCAGGTTCACGTAGAGCAGATAGTAAATACGAAAACACTTTGATTATCGTTAATCAGCCTTGGGTCGAATTACCTGATAATCCATTTGGTCAACCTAAGATTAAGGCTAAGGGTGGCGAGGCGATTTGGTTAAACTCATCTTTGGTATTCTTATTTGGTAATCAAAAAGGTGCTGGTACAACAAAGATTTCAGCAACCAAAGACAAGCGTTCAGTTAAGTTCGCAACAAGAAGTAAAATTTCCGTTATCAAAAACCACATCAACGGATTGGGTTATGAAGATGGTAAGATTATAGTTACACCACACGGATTTTTGGCAGCAAAAGAACCGGCAGAAGAAAAAGCATCAGTTGAAAAATACAAAAAGGAATACTCAGAATATTGGAAAGATATTTTGGGGACTGACTTTAACGATGTGAAGTTTACAGAAGAACAGGATGTTTAATTAAAAAAATAACAAAGTGACAAAAACACTTTTAGTTGATGGTAATAACCTTTTGAAAATTGGGTTTTACGGGGTAAAGGAGTATTACCATAAAGGTGAACATATCGGAGGTATTTATCATTTTTTAAATACCCTCCGAAGGTTCATAGAAGAACAAAACTTTGATAAGGTAGTTGTGATGTGGGATGGTGAATCCAATTCATCGGCACGAAAACTCCTATACCCCAAGTATAAGGAAAACAGAACCTCAACCGAGACGGACCAAAAGAAGGAGTCTTTTTACAAACAAAAAGAACGAATAAAACAATATTTGGAGGAAATGTTTGTGAGGCAAATTGAGGTGGATAATAATGAATCCGACGATTTAATTGCATACTATTGTCATATATCTGAAGATGAACAAAAAACAATTTTTTCATCAGATAGGGATTTAACACAACTAATTTCTGAAAAGGTCTCTGTATATTCACCCCAACAAAAAAGGACGTATAAGATGGGCGATATGATTAAAAACAAGGACTTGGAGTTCCCCCACTATAATATCAAAACCACGAAAATTCTCTGTGGTGACACATCAGATAATATTGATGGTATTAGATATTTGGGAGAGAAAACCTTGGTTAAATTATTCCCTGAGATACTTGAAAATCCAATCACCTTTAGTGATATTTTGTCAAAAGCAGAACAACTCCTCAAAGAGGACAAAGAAAACACGGCACTTAAAAATCTACTCACAGGTAAAACAAAAGACGGAATT